TTTAATAGTTTTACTTCCTCGTTTTTTGTAACTCTTTTTTTTGCTGATTCTTTTCCTTCTCATCGTGATAATTTTTTAAGTTAAAAATTTCTGTAAATAATATGTAGGCCATATCGACCCATAATTTTAGTTTTTTGAACATGTTATCTTAAAATACTTCTTGCCATTTGAAAAATCCATTGATATTGTTTTGGTATTTGGTCATAAAATTCGACATCTAATTTCCTTAAATTTGCTCGATTTTTAGCGTCCTTTGTTTCAGCTTGATACTTTTCTAAAAATAAATTATTATATCGAGCGTTATCCACGTCAGTATTTCCGATGTTATTTCCCATTTTTTTATTCCATTGGTAATTCCTACCAGTAATATCTGATTTCATCGTATTGTCATGCAGTTTACCGATTACATCGTATGCCATTTGTCTATCAACCCAATTTGCCTCACTTGTAGCTTTGTTTGCCATTGCGTTTTTTTGCTTTAAGTCAGCAAATGCACCTAGAATTGCAAGTGGGTTAATTTGTTCCATTGCATGACGTTGTAACGATGGAGCTTGATATTTTGGTGTTTGGGTTGATGTATTTCCTACCACAGAACCGTTGCCATAGACAAGGTTCTTGTTTAGTCCGGCTTTTTCAAGTCTTTGCATTTGCATTTCTGGAGAATTGTACTGATTGGCCAAATGCCACATCTCCTTGTTATTTGCAAACTCTCTATTCTGTGCTTTTTTTTGTGCTCTGTTTTGCATCCATGTTGATATTGGATTGAGAACACTGCCAGCGATTCCGCCGATTGCCGTTAAATCTGCCATTAATTTTTGTTTTTAGGTTCTAATAGTTTTACTTCCTCTCGTAGATAGAAACATCTAGCGTTTACTGCTTGAGCTATGTCCGTTAATTGGACGAGTTCTTTTTTGATTTCAGATAATGAAATCTTTTTTTGCTTTGTTGGTGTTTTTGTTTTTTCCATATGTGAATATATGTATTTTTTTTGTTTTGCCACCTTAGGGGTGTCAAATAGCACCTTTTTGTCAAGTAAAAAGGCGCGAGGGAGCGTTTGCCTATGTCGATGCGTCTTCGACCCTGTTAATAGTTTTTAACTATTTTAATTAGTTGTATGATTGTTTTTTGTAGTTCACTACAAGAAAAAGCCCCCTTGCGGGGGCTAATAATTGCGAGCTCTACGAGCTCGCCTAAACTTAAAATGGTGTGCTTTTCAAGCACGAATTTAATTGTTGCTTCGCCTGTCTACTTTTCCTCTACCAAATAGACGGGAATTCATTCCGCTGCGCTCTCTTCAGTTCCCGACGATTTGTCCGAGTTTCGTATTGTCTCGCCTTGATCTGCTTTCGTCGCTTTTTGAAGCTCCTGCGCTTCTAACCATTTTTTATAGTTTTGTTGTTTCACGTTTTTCGCTTTCGCTAATTCGTCTCTAAGTTTTTCCTTGAGATCCGTTACCTTTTGTCTTCCAATCATAACGTCAACTAAGTCTTGATCTAATTCTAATGCATCGCTAAATGTAGCGTTTTCGTCATATTCACCTAATTGTTTAACGTCAGGCATACCGCCAGTTGTAAACTTTTCTAACATCTCTCGTACACTGTACGACATATCAGGAACTGTATCACTTGGTAATTCACTTTTCTTTTCTGTGTGAATTGCCTTATCGTATTTGAAATTGTAATGTGTTTTAAACATAGCTTTATAATAATGATGGATTGTTGATTTTAGGAATTGGCCTTAAGGCTTTAATATTATTGTAAACTTGAACCCAAAGTTGGTCTTCTGTATCACCTGCTGCGAATACTCGTTCGTTGATTCCACTTGTGTCTGCCTTTACAAAATCGTTGTTTAAAGATGGAGAGCTAGTAAATATTCTGCCCATGTGCCAAAATGATTGGCTGTCTTTAAAGTCACCATGTACGGAGGATGGAATATACTTGTATTCTGAATATCGTGACTGATAACCAAATGTTGCTTCTCTATTGGCTGTTAAATAGTCATCGTATAATTCAGCTTGATAAACTGGCTGTTCGCCTAATTGAGCAAACTCTGGCCAATAATAGTCAAATTTGTCGTCTTTTAATAAATGACGTCTTGTTCCTTGCTGGTAAGCAGTTTTTGGTAATACTGAAATAATTCCAATTATATAGCCATGCTCTTCAAACGATTTGTTGAAACGATGTGAATTTCCTACCGCAACTGCATGACCTGCCATGTTTCCTTGTGGAGTTTCTGTATCGGTTGAAGAAGTTTGTAGCACTTCGGATATTACAACAGGCGTTTTTCCACCGCCTAAAAATTCAGGACGTTGCAATCGTGCATCTGAAGATACGACACCAAAATGTGAAAGTATTTTTTCTATATAACGAGCACCACCACGGGCAGAACGTTCAAGCCATTGCTGAAGTTTTGTAGCTTTTCTTAGTTCCTCAATTGTCGTTGCACTTACACTACTCATATCTGCTTCCATAGTATTGTTCGGGTCTAGCCACATATCAACCGAACCTGTTACCGCGTTTAAATCCGCAGAAGTTGCTTGCACTTGTAAAGCATTATTAATTCCTGCAGGTATGCCAGTTTGGTCATACACCTTTTGTTTTCCAATTGTGGCATAGTCTGTTTTTAAATTTACATCCGCTGAACCGGCCAATGGAATGGTTACTTCCGAACCTCTTTGTGTCCAGGGCAAGGCAGCTGTAAAATAATCTTTCTCCCATGCTCTTTTTCTTAAAGTCATTAAAGCTGCCGCACTCGTATTATCCGAGCCACTTACGGTCGGAACTGTAATGGGCTCTTCCAAATTTTGGTCACGATAATATTCGTTGTAGATTGTTTGATAAGCCCTAAACGGTAAACTACAAGTATTACCTCCTGACGATACAGTTGATGAAGCTGTAGCATAACCTAAATAATCTGCCAAACTACCGTTAGCGGCTTTTGAAGATGAGGTTAAAAAATCTGATAATATGGTAGGCATAGCAGGTGCTTCAGTTCCGTCTTCACCACCTGTAATAAAGTCTTCCCATTCAGACCAAATTAGTCTATTAGGTACAAAAAAGTAATGTGTATATACATTTACTCTGTGCATTATTGGCGCTACCATTGGTGCCATTCTTAACATTACTTCTGAATTGCAACGCCAGGCATCTCCTGGTATAATTTCCTCACATAATATTGGAACTAAATTTCCCATTTTCATTGAGAATTTTCGTTCGTGAGATAAATTGAATGCGTTTCTTTTTGGTCGATTTCCGACCGTTTGTGAAAATAAGCTTTTCATAATTTTCTTTTATATTTATTTTTTAAATATTGCTTCTCCTGATGCTTAATTTTATGCACCGTCTTAAGAAGCTCCTCTTGTCTTTCCGCTCTATTGTTAATATAATCATCGTGCTTTTCTTTTTCGGAGATTCCTCTAAGCACTTCCCTAATAGATTCTGTACAAATGATTTTATCACGATAGTAGCGTGGTAGAGCCACTTTTTTACCATTTTCTAATGGATAATATAGGTTTTCAGTAGGATAATCTTTGTGCCAGGCTACTCGTTCAACTTTTTTCAAATATGCTTTGCCTAATCCTTGGGATTGTAATGCGAACACTTTTTTTTCTGAATTGACGTTTTTGTCTTTGTCCATACAATAGCCAGTTACATAAGCAATTCTATTTTCATTTACTTTTTCAAGTTGAATAAAACCTATTGGTTTTGATTTTTTTGTTTTTGGGTCTGTAATTGACCATGCTTTAGCAATTAAACGCCTGTTTTTTATTTCGTGTTGATCTGGTAGATTAAAAAGAACTGCGTGATAATGCGGACGCATGGTTTTTGGGCCATATTCTGCCGCTAGATAATAGCGCAGTTTGTTTTTGTATCCCATTCTTTTGCGTAACCTTTTTATGAATTTCTGACAGTCTTCTTTTGAAACATAGGTATTTCCAAATTTGTCGGTTGGTATAGACTCGTTATTATACGTTAATGTGAGAAAATAAGCGTTTTTCGCTTCTTTCATCTCCTCTTTAAGTCTGATTATCCAATTCATTTGATAATTCCTTTTACAAGCGTAACACCGACCACATGGCGTGCTTAATTTTTGCCCACTTAGATATATCGGTGTAATACATTTCATTTTTATAATCTGATGCCGCCACGTGAGGGACGATATCCTTTAATAGTTTTACTTCCTCGTTTTTTGTAACTCTTTTTTTTGCTGATTCTTTTCCTTCTCATCGTGATAATTTTTT